CTTGTGGTTTGGTTCTTGAAATGGGACCACATTGTTATGATAAAGAAAAATTTCCTGAAGGAGCTTGGTGTAAAAAAGGCGACTGGATAATTTTTGCAAAATATGCTGGATCAAGAATTCAGATAGATGGTGGGGAAGTAAGATTGCTAAATGACGATGAAGTTTTAGCAACCATCGATAACCCTGAAGATATACTTCATCAATATTAATCACATAGGAGGAAACTATGCAACAAGAAGAAAATAAAACAGTAGATATAGATACAACTGGTCCATCAATGGATGTTGATATCGCTGAAGAAAAAGATCAAACAGAAATTGAACAGCCAGAAGTAAAAGAAGAACTGACTGTAAGACCTGTTGTAGAAGAAACTGCTCAAACAGAAGCTGAACCTGAAAAAGTTGAAGCAAAAGAAGCAGAAGCACCGAAAGAAGAAGACGAATTAAAACAGTATTCTGAAGGTGTTCAAAAAAGAATAGCAAAGCTTACTAAAAAATGGAGAGAAGCTGAGAGACAAAAAGAAGAAGCTTTAACTTATGCTGAAAGAGTTATGTTGGACAAGAAAAAAACTGACGAAAAACTTTCAAAGTTAGAACCCGGATTCATGAAGTCTACAGAAGAATCTATTGTATCTGGACTAGAATCTGCAAAGGCAAGATTAGCTGCTGCTAGAGAAGCAGGAGACATTAATGCTGAAGTAGAAGCTCAGACTATGATTTCTGAACTAGGTTATAAACAAGCTAGATTTTTAGAAGCTAAAGCAAATCAAGAACAAGAAAGTAAAATTAAAGAAACTGAGGTTAAAGAACACCAAGTTAATTTAAATAGACAAGAAGTAGCACAAGGAACACCTGATCCTAAAGCTTCATCATGGGCAGAGAAAAACACATGGTTTGGTAGAGATAGCGCTATGACTTATACTGCTTTTGATTTACATAAAAAACTAACAGAAGAGGAAGGTTTTGATCCTCAATCTGATGAGTATTATTCTGAAATTGATAAAAGAATAAGACTTGAATTTCCCCAGAAATTTGTTAATAATGAACAAAAGGTGGAAACGACCAAACCTGTACAGACAGTTGCATCTGCAAAAAGAAGTACTAAATCTGGTCGCAAAACTGTGAGACTCACTTCATCACAAGTAGCAATAGCTAAAAAATTAGGAGTGCCGCTAGAAGAATATGCGAAACAATTAAATATCACGAAGGAGGTATAAGCATATGGAAAATAATAATGACAAAAGAACCTCGCGTGCGAGTCAAACTAGAGAAAAAACAGCTCAGAAAAAAGTTTGGTCTCCACCATCAAGTTTAGATGCACCCCCTGCACCGGCAGGATTTACACATAGATGGATTAGAGCAGAAACCTTAGGATTTCACGACACTAAGAATGTCGCTGGAAGAATAAGATCAGGATACGAATTAGTTAGATCTGATGAATATCCAGATTCTGATTATCCACAAGTGGAAGACGGTAAATATAAGGGAGTGATCGGAGTTGGTGGCCTTGTGCTGGCAAGGGTACCGGAAGAAATCGCACAACAACGTACTGACTATTATACAAAACAAGCTCAGGATAACGTTGAAGCAGTAGACAACGATTTAATGAAGGAACAGCACCCAAGTATGCCAATCAATATTGATAGGCAAACGCGTGTAACTTTTGGTGGTACTAAGAAATCCTAATTAAAGAATTTCTAAGCCAACAGAGTACACTTAAACTAAACATGTCTAAGGAGGACAAATACTATGGCAAATAAAGACGCCGCTTTCGGTTTGAGAGCAATTGGTAAAGTCGGACAGAATAGAGACAATCAAGGTTTAAGTGAATATGATATTGCAGCTTCTGCAACAGCTATCTACCAAGGAGACCCAGTTGAAATGTTAGCAACTGGAACTATTGGTGTAGCAGCAGCGGGAGACGTTTTATTAGGCTCACTAAACGGTGTATTCTATACTGACGCTTCAACTTCAAAACCTACATGGGCTAATCACTTAGCTGCATCTAACACTGCAACAGACATTGTTGGATTCGTAAGTGACGATCCTTATGAAAGATTTGAGGTTCAATCAAATAACACAGGTGCTTCTGCACAAACTGATATTGGTAATGTAGCTAATATCGTGTATGCAGCAGGAAGTTCACCTAACTACGTTTCAAAAGTTGAATTAGATGATTCAGATCTAGCAACTACTGATGGCCAATTAAAGGTTATCGGTGTTTCTAAAGATCCTGATAATAATGATTTAACAGCAGCAAATGTGAATTGGGTCGTTACGATCAATGAACATTTCTTGAAACAAACAGCCGGAATATAAGGAGAATAAATTATGGCGATATCACGAGGACAACTAGTTAAAGAACTAGAGCCAGGTTTGAATGCTTTATTCGGTCTGGAATATAAACGTTACGAAAATCAGCATGCTGAAATATACACTACTGAATCTTCAGACAGAGCGTTTGAAGAAGAAGTTATGTTATCAGGTTTTGCTCAAGCACAGACTAAACCCGAGGGTTCTGGTGTTACTTTTGACAATGCTCAAGAGACTTTCACTGCAAGATACACTCACGAGACTGTAGCTTTAGCATTTTCAATCACTGAAGAAGCGATTGAAGATAACTTGTATGACAGACTTGCTAGTAGATATACTAAAGCACTTGCTAGATCTATGGCGAACACAAAACAAGTTAAAGCGGTTAATCCGTTAATTAATGGTTTTGGTACATTCACTTCAGGTGATGGTACTGCATTATTTGCAACTACCCACCCGACTATTAATGGAACTGTATCAAATACATTAGCTACGGCTGCTGACTTGAACGAAACTTCATTAGAGCAATCATTAATCGATATTGCTGCAATGACAGACGAAAGAGGTCTGAAAATTGCTGCAAGAGGTGTTAAAATGATTATCCCTTCTGAACTTCAGTTCACTGCTGAAAGACTTATGAAGTCTCAAGGTAGAGTTGGTACTGCTGATAATGACATTAATGCAATCGTTTCTATGGGAATGGTTCCTCAAGGTTACAGAGTGAACAATTTCTTAACTGATCCAGATGCATTCTACATTATCACTGACGTGCCTAACGGTATGAAGATGTTCGATAGATCACCTATCAAAACTGCAATGGAAGGCGACTTCGATACTGGTAACGTAAGATACAAAGCTAGAGAAAGATACTCATTTGGTGTATCTGACTATAGAGGTATTTTTGCATCACCAGGTGCATAATAATTAAAAATTTTGAGGCGGACATAGTTCCGCCTCATTATGAAAGTAGAAAGGAATTTCATGAAAAAATTTACAGTTACAATAAATGCCTACGATCATTACGCAAGATTTAAAGTGTTATCTGAGGATAATGCAATTTCCCTTGAACAAGCCATAGTTGACAAACTAGGAGAAAATGTTATAAAATGGGAACATATCGGAGCTAAAGTATTTGCTTCCGATAAATACAGAATAACCTATGAGGAGGTTATAGATGATACAAGACCTATACAAACAAAAAAGGTCCTTGGAGTTGAAGTGGGAACAGGAGCATCTGTCTAACGATAGATATACTCTTGAGATGGTTAGAATTGACGATAAAGTCAAACAGATCATTACAGATATCAAGCTTGAAGAAGCTAGAATTGCTCACTTAAAGAACAGTATTGAAGGTTCTGCTCCTGAAGTTTCAGTAGCTACTTAATCAAAAGCTACATCGTTGGAAAAATTCCACTCCACACTGTAGGATCTCTTGCACTCTATTCAAAAGTACTATATAAATATTGCACTATACATAAATTAATATTCTGCATAGACGCAGTATAGTCGACGGCCTAGAGACTATGTAGAATTTAACTAGGAGAATAATCATGGCATCAACTACATTTTCGGGACCTATAAAAGCGGGAACGATTCAAAATACTACAGGTACAACTATCGGTACTAACATTGCTAATGTTGGACAAGTTGTAATGACTCAAACACACCTTATTGATTTATCTGGTGGAGCACTTGCTGCAGACGTAACAAATATTGTTATTCCAGCAAACTCACAGATTATTGATGTGGTAATAGATTCAGTAGTAGCAGCTTCTGGCGCAACTAATTTAAGTATTGGTGACGTAGCCGGTGGAGCAACAAGTATAATTAATACATATGCACTTGGAACAGGTGTTGGTAGAAAATACCCAACAACTCAAGCTGGTGGAGCACAAGCTTGGTCTGATACAGGAACTACAGATATTAGAATAACTGTTACTGCATCTGCTGCAACAACTGCAGGATCTACTAGAATTACTTTTTTGTATTCACAAAATAATAATTTAAGTTAATAAGTAATTAAGGTGGGCCTCCGGGCCCCCTTAAAATTAATTAAGGAGAAAACAATATGTCATCAGACCAAAAATTTACAACACTTACAGCTGACGGACAGGTAAAAACTGCTTCAGGAGGATCTACTAATATTGGTCCTGCT